GTGTCGCCGTATCGAACACCGGCAACTGCAAGGTCGTCAGCCATCTTAGCCGTGCTGACACCGTGCTGGACAGCCAATGTCTCTACAACGTCCGCAAAGTTCATCTGAGCGGCTTTTAGCTCTTTGATAGTGGCGTCCTGGGATGTGCGGTAGCTATCCCAACTACTCGAAATCTGCGCTACAGTCCGTGCTTCTTGTTCTTGGCGTTGACGTGAGGCTTCATTGGCTTCCCTCACGCCGTCGATGTATTTCTGCCTTTCCGCTTCTCGTGCATCAATACGGGAATGGGTTGACAGGTTCATCAAGTAAGTATGAGTATCGTGTTCTCTCTGTAAATCATCCAGGCTTTTTAGAATCCCACCACTCGCAACGACCATAGCGTCTTCAGTATCGGCCCAGGATTGGGCTATCTGCTCAGTGCTTTGGACAATCGTACCGGCACTCTCTTTAGTGCGTTCAGCAAGTTGGTTAGTGGTACTCGACATCCATTCGTTGTTATTCTCTACCGCATTTGCAACGGTATGGTGTTGGTCTTCCATTGCAACCCAATCATCCGCTACTGACTGCACCGCACTCCCAGAGTCAGACGCCCATCTGTCAGCCGTATCCGAAAACCCGTCCAAGGTCTTTATAGCAGACTGGATTTTATCCTCGACTCCGTCCAAGCCTGGTATCCACGAAACTATCGCTTTCGCGGCTTCTAGCCAGATTTTTATCCATTCAACTGAAGATTTCACAAAGAGAGCAAGTCCCTTCTTTGCTATCTCAACGACCCTATCCCAGTTCTTCCATACAAGAATAGCCGCCGTGATAGCCAGGCTAATACCTATGACGACTGCGGCAATCACGCCCATAGAAAGATTGAGTCCTATGAAAGCCAACCGCGCTCTGAAAATAACCGGCTCAAGTAAACTCCAAGCCATCGTAGCCCCGGCGACCGCAGGCCCTATAGCAATGAGCAACGGAGCGAGAGCGGCGGCTTTTTCTATCAACGCACCATTTGCAAATGCTAAATCCGCCATAGTGGATTTTAGCTCGTCCATCTTCGTCATCGTGCCTGCGTAGATGTCGGCTTGACTTAGCATTACATCGCCAGATTCCTCTAACTTGAGCCGGTATTTCTCAAGCTGAGCTTCGGTCAGACCCAGAATCTCCAGCACCCCGGCAAGCCCGTCCTTAGTTTGGTCTACTGCCAGCTTGAACTCTGCTTTAGCCACACGGCCTACCAAACCTAGCTCTCGTTCCATCGCAGTCAATATGACGGCAACATCGTTAACCGACAGACCCATCAAAGCTAGTTCTGGAGCCAGCATAGAGACGGTCTTGATAAAGTCTTGAACTGACCCAGTGGTCGTCGTTTGGATAAGCCCGAATGCTTGTAGAAGCTGACTTTCCTCTCCGACTTCGACGCCCAGAGCCGCCAATGCCGCCCCCATCTCAGCCATCTTTTCGGCACTCCCACCGGTGGCGTCACCGACCATATCCCAGAAAGTGGCGTACTCTTTTAATGCGTCTGCGCCTTCCAGTCCTTGTCTAGCTCCAAGCATCATCAGGTCAATAGCCGACTGGAGGGGGAAAGTGGCATTACTCAGTCCGGTTGCCATCTTTCGGATTTCCCCTTCGGTCATGCCTGTTTGAAAACCTAGCTTTCGCGTACTCTCAGTTAATGCTTGCTGTTGTTGGGCAAGTGCTTCGATGCCAGCCCCCATCCCCACTAGACCCAATCCTATGGCCTTTCCGTGCTTCTGGAAGTTCTGACCAAGCCGACCCATGTTATCCCCGACGGTCTTCAGCTTTGCAGAAGCCTCATCTTTCGCCGATAACAGAACCGAAACTGTCGCCGCGTCAGCCATCGTTTTCTACCGCCTCTACCATCTCTTGCCAGATTGCCACTTGCGCCGGTTGCATCTGGGTTGCGTCCTGATTGTGCTGGTCTCGCGCACTTATCAACAGCCTGTAATCCATAATCTCTCTCAGTGTCGCCCAGTCTTCGTCCATCACTTGGCTAGGTAAACACCCGAACGATTCACACAGAATACCTATGATTACTCCTTCGGGCTGAAAGCCATCTCCAAGGATGTGTTCTCCGATTCCTTTAAGCCTTTTTTTCTTTCATCAGCCGACTCCTGTTGGGAAGAGGCGGACAGTAACCACATAATCTCCTCCGACGCCAACCGCTCCAGAACGTCCGGTCGGTCGTAAGGTTGCTCCATTTCCTCCCCCATCAAGTCTGTCCAGTTCCAAGCGATTACCCGCTTGGATAATTGTTTACATAAATCAGAAAGATTTTCACCAAGAGCCGACGAATCTCCAGTGCTGTTCTGTAAGCGGGAAATCTGCATCACTTCGCGCACCGTCATCACTGGCAATATCTCAACCCATTCATTTTCATGGACGTAATGAGGAACGCCAGGATTAACGATTTCACCGTCCTCAATCACCTGTCCAATATTGATGGCGCACTCGTCCGACTTGACCTTAACCGTTGGTATTTTGGGCTTCATAGAGCCTCCTTTTTAGAACATTTGACCGTTCTAATTTTACTTGTGCTATATCTCATAAGTATTCATACCGTAGATACTATGTATCAATCTGTACAAATGTTCTAGTTTTCAAGTGCCATTTCCCGGCCCTCAGAGCCGTTTTCTGGGTGTCGGTGTGAGAAACCACACAACTATACGGAACGCCTTCCCAAATTCACCCAAACATTTGTTCGGAAAATGGGGGTATTTTTAGAACACCCCCATCATCAAAATCAGCCTATCCGCGTGTCGGCGCGGCGGCATCCAGAGCCGCTGAACCACCGTTGTGGCGGAACGAAGCGGAGTAGGTTATCGGCCCTCCGACAGTGCTGGAAATCGAGTACGAAGTGACGATAGCGAAACCGTTGTAGCCTGTGGTTCCATCGGGTTCAAAGTCCCATTCTTCGCCTTCCAGACCCAACTCTCCGAAGATGGTTGCGTCACCCTGGGATGAAGCGAGGTCAGCAAAACCACTGATGTCCACGGTAGCCGTGGGCTTTCCCGCTAGGAAGTTTTGGTACGTGTCAGCGAATGCCGTGACGTCCGCTTCGGGTACTGTGAAGTTGAGAGAGACTGAGCTTAACTCGTCCTCAAGAGCTACAGAGTCAAAAGAAAAGTCAGCATCCTTACCGTGTGTTCGTGCCATTGTTCCTCCTACGAAACGGCTCTAGTTGTAGAGCCTGAACATTGGAATGTCGCCGAATAGGTCGCCGCTCCACCGACCGGTAAGCTGATGGAGTAACTGCTACACATCGCTCCGGTCAGACCGGACGAGGTGCAAGTGTATTCAGGGCTGTTGGTATCTGGGCCTGCCCCGTCGGGGTCGAACACCAGCGTCTTCGGGCCGCTGGTCGTATGCAGATGGTCGAATATGGTAACGTCTCCCTGGCTTGCGGCCATATCCAGCGACCCGGCCACGTCAAAGGTGACGTTCTTTTTACCAGCGATAAAGTTCTGGTACGTATCACTGAAAGCAGTAACCTCCGCCTCTGCGACCGTGGCGTTCATCGTAACGGAGTTCAGTTCATCTTCAATGGCGACGCCGTTAAAGCTGAAGTTACTATCCTTGCCGTGAGTTCTTGCCATCGCTTCCTCCTATGTTACGTAGTAGCCGAATGAGACATAATTCTTGAACGTGCGGCTTCCTGTGCCAGTAGACTGAATCTGTACGCGCCACCAAGATTCTGATGCCGCTGGCCCTGTGGCCGTAGTAACGATATGCGAAACTCCGGTGCTATGCGTGATGGTTCCGAAGTTGATTCGGGTCGTGGGGGAACCCCAGGTATCGTTGGTCTCGCTCTGGATTTCTAAAGCAATCGTATTACTGCCAGAGCCTCCCATTTCAACCATCCGCCACACACCTACGATTGTCGTGGTGGCCGCAAAGGTTCCCAGGTTGTATCCTGTGCCGTTGGCAACGACGGTTGAGCCATTGCACGTTATCGTGTTGGCTTCGATTATGCGAGAGCGTACTGGAGCCGACGCACCTTGCCAGGTCACGTTGCAAGCGATAGCATCGCCTATCGTGCTTACTCTGGGCGATGCGCTGATATTCGTCGCGCCCTCGTAGCCGTAATTACCTTCATCTAAGCCACCGGGATAGATACCGACGCGCCGGTTGGTGGCGGTCAAGTCAGTGAACATCTCGCCATCATAGTTAGGGCTGGCGGTTGACCAGAGACCATTCACGTTGAATGTGAACGTGGGTTTTCCTTGGATATAAGTCATATCCGTATCAGCGAAAGCGGTCACGTCTGCCGGTGCTTCGGCAAAGTTCAAATCCATCGAGTTGCTTACGCCACTGAAGTCGAACTCGTCAACGAGCAAGCCTGCCGATTTAGCGGTGATTCTAGCCACGGTTCCTTCTCCTCTTGGGCGGTTCGGGTCTCTCTGCTAACCTTGCTTGCGCCCACTCTGCGTCTGAGTCTTCGTATACCTTGATTGCGTTGGTTCTAAGCAATGCCTCAACGTCCACAAACTCATCGCCGTCCAGGGCAAACCGTTGACCGGGATAGAATCTGATGCTGGACGGTTTGACTCCCGGCCCCTGCACAATATGAAGCTTATGAAGTGCCAGATACCAGATTTCTTCAGTAGGCGTTCCAAGTTTTTCTTCTTTCTTCTTCTCTTTCGAGCGTGGCATTCGTGTCCCTTTCTAGAGTGATGTGCATCTTCTCCGTGAAGATAGAGTTGATGAACTCTCGCGTTGCTTTACAATTCTTACAAGTCCCGATACTAATCGGGCCGTTGGCTGTAGCTATCAGCCAGTGATGAGTGCATTTAACTTTGGTCTGCAATGATTCTGTATAACCCCCCGATATGATGGTAGATAACGCCGCCTTGGTCTTCCACCAGATAGATATCTTCTTCCCGGCGACAAGAAATCAAAGAGTGGCCCGTGATGCTCAGTGAAGCATCCTGCATCACAGAGTCGATTTGCGTGTCGATATCGCCTGCCTCTTTCGGCCAGATACTCCGCGTGACCGCCTTCACCATGTAGACGGCAGAGCCACCCCGCTCACTGTAAGCGAAGTAATCGTCCGTTTTAGCCATCGCCTGGAACACCACGAACGGAGGCTCTACTCCGTCAGGGGCCATCGAGTTATAAACTCCACCCGTGGCTTCGTTGGTGACAGCCGCCACATTGAGAACCGTGTAGACCGCCGTGTCTAAGTTGACTCTGAGATTCGCCATTACTCCAAGTCCTTCATTATCTGGGCGATGGCTTCTTTGAGGCGTGGAGATTCAGATTCCAGTGCTGGAATCATGTATGGCCTGGCTATCATCTTTGATGTGCCGAACTCCAGAAATGGGCCGTACTCTGTCGTTGGCCCGACCCGGTAAGCCGGTGCGCCCCCGATATCATCGACTTCAGCCACGAAGATACTGTCCCGGTTGGCTCCTGTATCTACCGGTGACTTCTCCTTGCCTTTACGCTCTACGGCGAACGCCGCAATCTTGAGAACCGCGTTGACCTTATCTTCAACGTCGCGCCAGCGAGGGTCGAGCTTGACCGTCGTTTTCACATCTACGTTCAGAGACATAAAAAATCCCCCAATGTCCACGCGGACGCTTGGGGGTCTCTAAGGCTCCCTGGTATCTGTGATACCCCGTCAGCGTTCAGGCCGCTTAATGGGCTTCTCAGAGCCTCTACGGTGGCTTATTCGATTGTACCCGGTAGCCCCCTTGACCGTCTGGTTCCAGAGTCTCCTGGGGGCTGGACTCAAACACCGCTAATGCACCGCACCGACGGCATTTGATTTCGATTAGGCTTCCGCTGTTTAGCTTAACACGGGCCAGTAAAGAATTACAGGTCTGGTTCTGACATCGCGCATCACTCAGTCCTACAATCGGCGCATCTGGCATCTTCTCGCCAACGCCCAGGTTTTACCAGAGTCCACCGTCTGGATTTCGTAAGTCTCATCCCCATGTAAAACCCGGTCGCTTTGTTCCACTGACTGGTCGTAAGCAACTGTCAGGGTCGCGCTTATCTGCACGTCTTGCCGACCAGCCGCCAGCGACTCGCTTCCACCAGTCACGGACACCCGGCCCGGTATGTTCTGGTAGACGTTCGACCAACTTTCAGTGAAGCCGCCTTGTTTGTCGCTCACCAAGGTCTTGCGCTGAATCGTCACGTTATCAGGCATCGCCTTCTGGCTCTCCGCTCTGGCGTATGCCAGGTCGTTGGACTGGAGCAACTTGTTAACCATCGGAGTACCGTCCGAACATTCCTGTACCGGAGTCCAAGATATTCAAGCCGGTCACTTCGTCACTGTCGGTGTAGACGCTGTAGCCATCCACCCGACGAGGAACGACCACCGTTGCTCCACGCGCTTGTCGGCGTAGTCTCTTGGCTTGAGCCATGAACATCTGCGTGATATTCCCTTTCTGGAAACTAGCCCCGTCAGCGGAGAAACTGAAGTCTCTGGCGAATCTCACCGCCAGGGTCTCACACGCTCTTGCGGCGGAACCCAGGATGCTGTTTCCTTCTTGGGATAGAAAGTCGTCTAGTTCTGCGTCTTGGAACAAAGCGCGGTCGGCGTCGGTATCCCCGATTTCAAGGCGCACTCTGTCACGGTCAGCGGAGCTTCCAGCGGTGTACGTAAAAGCCATTACACTCTCACCCAGATAGTCATTACCAGAGCGTCGGTCAGGGCATCACACCCGGCCAACTCCGTCAGCAAGTTGCCGTGGACGATGGCCGGGATATAAGCCCCGGTGATTGCCGATGCACTGGCATCATCCAACTGATGGGTCGGGTAGAACCACGCATCGGTCGCGCTGTTTGTGACCGTAAGTAGAGTGACCGCCACCGGGTCGCCTGGAGATGAAAGTGTCGTATCGGTTGATGAAGGTGCGGAGGCATGAAAATCCATCCGCACCGCAAGCAATTCACAATACGGCAGAGGCGTCACCAACGAACCCGTGGCGGAGGCACTACTGCCAGTAGTTGACACCTTGATGGTGTGCTTTTCTATAGCCATCAGGCACCAGCGTAGTAAACGACAACCACATCTACAGAGTCATCATCGTTTGCCTGGCTGACCGTCACTTTGATGTTGTCTGCCACGCAGACTTTCTCGTAGACCTCGTTGGTGCCGTCATAAGTAACGTCAGCCGCAGACTCGTCATCAATCTTATGGCGAGGATGGAACCAACCGTCACTGTTCGCATTGGTCAGCGTCAGGATGGTCAAGGCTGGGCCATTGTTCCCAGCCGTAGCGACCACCACATCGGTACTTGATGGGGGCGACCCGTTATAAGTCACCCCAATCGAGCAAATCTGACCGACGACAACATGGCTGGATGTGTTGTTATTTGTAGACACCCCGGCACCACCATCAGTAGCACCGGAACTGATTGAAACGGATGAATAACCGTACATCTAACCCTCCTAACTGTCGATGGCGGGTAGAACGTATCCAGAAGCCGTGTCGGTTGCCACGCCTAAGTTGTCGAACTGACGGACGCCATCAGCGTCAATCAGAATCTCAGAAGCGGTATCAGCATGGCCGATGCGGTTGTGGGCGATTATTCCGGTGTTGTCCGACGTGTCACTGTCAATCAGAAGGTCGCCTGCGGTGTTCAGCCGGTAGATATGGTTGTAGCATATCTCCGCATCCGTCACGTCTTTCCCTGTCGCTACCGAAATGATAGCTTCAGAGTTCGCAACGCCCATACGGATATAGTTGTTATTGAACACCAAACCAGCAATGTCACCACCAATATCAATGACTCCGTTGTTCCCAGTGTCAGGACTGATGACTACGTTGTTCGTGAACTCCAGCCGGTCAGCTTCGTTATCCGAAGTCGTGCCTTTAATCAGGTCAACGAAGTTCATATTCGTGGCGGTGTCAACGAAGCGACATTTATTTACGACGAAGCCT